AAGTTTTTATAACAATATAATTTCACCTATGTCTACTGACGGTCATGTAACAATAGACACTCATGCAGTTGCTGCCGCTCATATGAAGCCATTAAGTGGCAAATCAGTTGAAGTTGATCATAACTTTGGTGCGTATACTGGAGGCAAAAAAGAAGGAAGAGCAGCTAAATACGGAACAATTCCTAGCTCTAGTGTAAGTGGGACTAAGGGCACTTATGGGTTGGTTGCAGAGGCTTATCAAAGAGCTGCAGAAGAGAGAGGCATACTCCCAAGGCAAATGCAATCAATTACATGGGAAGCAATAAGAGGATTATATAGCGATAGTTTTAAAAATAATAAACAAAAAATACAAAGTATAGAAAATATTTGGAATAGATTTAGAGACGGTATAATAGATGTTGATCAAGCTAGACAGGAGGCAATAAACAATGCAGCAGGAAGATTTGAAGAACCAGCGTGGGATAGACCCTCTGATCCAATATCTGAATTCAGTGGGAATTCCAGTTACGAGAGAGAGTTATCTAGAGATAGCTTATCCGGACGGAATACCAGAGATGACATCCGAGATGGAGGAATTGCTTCCGGAACATCTAAGGTTTCAAGATTAAGAACCAGAGCTACTGCTTACAGTCCAAGGCAAGAGCAAGAAATAATAAATGATGCAGACGTAGAAGCAGCTCAACAAAACATTAGATATGATAATTTATCTCAATATATAGCTAAAATACTTAAAATAGTTCCTAAAGGTATACTTGGAGGTAGAACAAGAGCCGAAGCAGCGCAAAGAATAGTTACAAAATATCAAGATTCTTTTAGGCCTGTTGGAGCAATGATGGATGAACTTAGAAATAAGGGCTACACAATAGGTGATGCTATGGACCCTTATCTAAGAGAGGTAAATTCTCAAGGTATTATTGGAGACAAACTTACTGAAATGGAAGAGCTTTTAGTTAAGCCATTAATGGAAGATATTAAAAGTTTAGACATTGATGAGAATCAAATAGAGCAGTTAGCAAGAGCTTCAGAAAGAGCGGCTATTGAAAAACAAGGCTCTGGTTTTGTTAGAAAAGCATTAGAATCTAGCATAGATCCAAGAATGGCATTGGCTGATATATTTGCATACGCTAGACATGCAAAAGAAAGAAATAGAAGAATACAACAAGATCATGGCAGGCCTATGGGGTCAGGTATGACTGAATCTGAAGCAACAGCTATACTTTCTTGGTTTGATAATTTAGACCAAACTAATAAAGCTAAAATAGAAAAAATTGATCAAAAGATAAAGCAAATTGTAGAAGGAACAAACTTAACAAGATATGAAGCTGGCTTAATTACAGAAGAGCAGTTTAACAATAGAAAATTCTTTGATCATTATGTACCACTTAGAGGTGATATGGACTCAGTAGATGAGTTTACTGATGACAGATTAAATAAAATAAGACAAAGATTTAATTTTTTTGGATCTGTAGGGAAAGAAGATCAGGCTGCAACAGGCAGGGGAAGTAACTATGCAGAAAATATAGTTGTTTCAGCTATTAGGCAACATCAAAGAGCTATTGATAGAGCTGAAAGAAACAAGGTTGGGCAAGATTTATTAAATTTATTAAGAGGGCAAGAAGAACAAGCAGACGGATCTATGGCTACAAACGATGCATTAGCAAACGATATGCAACAAAATTTTGCAGAAGTGACGGACAAAAAAGATGCCCTAAACCCAAATCAATTAATTGTAAAAGAAAATGGACAAGAAGTTTACGTAAACTTTTTAAGAAGTTCAATAGCTAGGTCAATGAAGTTACATTATGATCCTAAAACAAATGCAAACTGGATAAGACAATTAGCAAAATTAAATAGATTTTTATCTAATGTTAATACTTCATGGAATCCGGCATTTATGCTTCCTAACTTTGCTAAAGATTTAGAGACAGCGCTTATAAATATCCAACAACATGATGCAGAAGGCATAACAAAAGAAATAGCTTTAGATACCGGAAGAGCAATTATGGGTATTAGAAGAGTTTTGCGAGGTACTGATGATAGTAGTTATTGGGGTCAGCAGTATAAAGAATTTGTTAAGGCCGGTGGGAAGAACGCAACTAATCAAATGGGCAACACCCAAGATCAAATAGAAAATTTAGGCAACCTATTAAATGAAATAACCAACACTAACAAATTAGGGATACAAAAGAATAAATTTACATCAAGTTTAAATGGATTATTAAAATTTCTAGATGACTATAATACTGTTATTGAAAATGGTGTTCGTGTAGCAACGTTCACTAATCTTAAAAAAAGAGGCTTCTCTGATGCTCGTGCTGCAGAGGCAGCGAGGAACGTAACAGTAAACTTTGCAAAAGGTGGCGAAGATAAAGTTGCGATGAACTCATTGTATTTATTTTACAATGCATCTCTTCAAGGAAGTATGGCTATCTTTAACGCAGCTCATAAGTCTAAGAAAGTTAGAAAATTATTAGGTGGATTAATCGTATACGGAATACTTCAAGATCAACTTATGGCATTGGCCAATGACCCTGATGACGAAGATGAGAAGAATCAATACGATAGATTGAATGATTACGTTTTAGAGCATAATTTAGTATTCGGAACATTCGGATTGTCAGATGAGAAGTTTACATCAATCCCATTAGCTTACGGATTAAATATGCCTTTTAATTTAGGTAGATCAATAAGTAGGTTCGCAAGAGGAGAATATACTTTTGGACAGATGTCTAGCAGTGTATTCGGAACAACGATGGAAACATTAAGCCCTTTTGGAGCTATTGAGCAATGGGAAACATACCTAACACCTACAGTTGTAGACCCAGCAATATCAATGATAGCAAATAAAAATTATAGAAATGCCCCTATATATAAAGAAAGACCTATGTACGCTTCATCGACAGTTCCAGATGCTTATACTCATTGGAATAACACAGGTGGTGTAGCTAAATTTATAGCGCAAACTATAAATGATATGACAGGTGGAGACGAGGTTGAAAGTGGGCTTTTAGATGTTTCTCCAGATACCATTGAATTTTTCTACGAGTATGCCATAGGTGGCGTGGGGGCATTAGTAGGTAGAAGTACAGAATTAGTATTTGATGTTTTGCCTAAAGTCGCTACGGGGGAATTTGATGGGCAAATAGCAAGCAAAATACCATTTGCAAGACGATTGCTTATTGAGCCGTCTGATAGAGCAGACACACAAAGTTATTTAGATAATAAAAAAGAGCTATCTACGATTTTTTCTAGATTAGATTTAGCTAGAAGAAGAGGCAACCCTAAAGAAGTGCAGTTGTTATTTAATAAGTATAAAAATGAAATTTCTATACATGGAAGATTTAAAGCCTTAGATAATGCTAGAAATAGATTGTTAAGGCAAATAAAAGAATTAGAAAGAAATATACAGATACCGGAAGAAACTAGGAAAAAACTTGTAAAGTTAAGAAGAGAAAGAATAGACGAGCTTATGAAAAAGGGAATATATTTAATGAGACAAGTAGGAATAAAAAGTTAACAAACTTGCCTCAAGGTTGATCAGCACGTAAGGATTGGGTAACTAAAACTTTACGTAATGTTTTATTTTTTCTTTTTGAACTTTAATAATTCAGATAAGTACCATTGGGCTTTTTGAAGATCTTCTAAACCATTCTTGTGTTTGTATCTCCACATGTATTTAATAATATTACCTTGTAAGTAATACTCGTAACCATCTCCCGTAGCTGACTTGATAGCATCAATACATTCAACATTACCTTTTCTATAATGATTAGGTTTGTTTACATTATCTTTTTTATTCATCATCATCCTCCTTGTAGTCTTTTATATTTTCTATTGTATGTTGGTTGACAAATATAGGAGTGCTATCTCCTACCCAAGAACCTATAACATTATAATTAAAATAATCTATCGCTTCATCCTCTTCCATTCCTTGATCATTAATTAATATTAATATGCATTTATTATAATCGTATAAAGCAACTTGTTTCCTATTGAAGGCGCTTATTGTGCTACCTATAAAAGCCTTTTCAAAATCATCTGCTAATAACATAATTAATTTTTGCCTTTCTTTTTATTCGGCAGCCGAAACTACAGAGTTAAATATTATTTTAAAATCTTTTATATCAAAATGACAAACCGGCTCTTGATCTTGCCAATCATTGCGATCTGATCTTCCCCCTTGTTTTACTTTAAAGTCAGAAAAGAAATCTATCCAACCTATAGCATCAGACCAACTGACAATTAATAACGATTTAGTGCTAGTCACGGAGCTAAGTCTTCTAGCAGACATAACTTTAGATAAAGAAATTATGTATGTCTTGTAATCCTGTACCGAGTTAGTCCTACATTTTACTTCTGAAAATCCTACAAGATTATCATTTCTATACATTGCATAGTCTAGTTTGTAGGTGATTGGCATTTTGCAATAAGATATACCCCACTTTCGTGAGATATATCCTAATATTTTTTTTTCGTGTGTTAAGTCTTTTGGGGACTCATACTTTGGCCTATACATAACTTTACGTAATGTTTTCGGATCGCTGTTGAATTAACCAAAACTTAACTTCACTTTTATCCCAAAGCCTTGTTTGTCTACGTTTAGCTTTAGTAACATTAAATGATTTAGGAAAATTCCTATTCTCATCATTTATCAGTCCATAAACTGACATTCTGCTTATTGAAAGATATTTGGCAACACCATCTAGTGTTAAAAAATCTCCGTCAGTATCTGCATTATTGCTTTCAGATTTCCGTAATGTCATTATACTTCCTCTCATCCGGTGTTCCGTCATCATTTATCTTAACCATGACAACCATGTACCTTGATCCAACCCAATCCTTATGTAGCTGTGGTGGAACGTCATTAGGATGGATAGTAAGTCTTATATTAGTTCCGTTTTTGTCTTGCATCATTGAAGTTTTAATTGCTTCAAAACTAATAGTGGGAACTTCTATTCCATCTTCATTTTTATTAATCACATCCATTTACTTCTCCACTAAAATGGTATTTCATCATCAATAACATCTGAAGATGGGCTAGGTTGAGATTGAGTATTATTTTGAAAATTATTACTTTGATACCCATTTTGCTTTTGTTCTTCAAAAACATTCCCACGAATAGAAAGAAATGGCTTGCCACTTTTAATACCCATCTTCTTCCATGACACAAGATTACACTTAGGTTTTTGAACCCCCTCTTTCATTTGCTTTACTAGGTCTTCTATAACCTCATAAGTAAACTCCATGTATCCGGAATAGTCCGGACTTTTTTCTGACTTTCTATTTCGTGCTTCAAACAAAGAACCACTTGGTGGATAATCAACCATATTACTCTCCTTATTGTTGTGTTTTAAATTTATTTGCCTTTTCAAGAAAGGCTGTCGAAACTTCCCCAAATGCATTGGCATCAAGAGACTTCAACTTCTTTAGAGCATCTGCATTTTCGTTCTTAAATTTTCGCAGATTATCAATGTTGTCTTCCGGCATGAATGATAAAAATACTTGTTTTATTATTTCCACACCCTCTTTAATAGGTATGCTTTCAACTTTATCAGACATAGCATCTTTTATTTCTAAAGTTTCTTGAGGCTCTTTATCTTCTTGAGGCTCTTTGATTTCTTTAGTATTTAAAGTGCCACCTTTGATCTCTGATGGCCTCTCTTCTTTAAAGGCATCTGCCTCATCTTCTGCATAAACATCCCCATGTAATCCAACTAACTTTAAGATAACTCTATCCTTTGCCCTCTTTTCAGCCATAGCATACGGATAACTGTTTTTGTTATTAGATGGAGATGCCTCTCCTATAGACCATTCAGATTTCTCTCCCATTTTACCGGTAACTAATAAGCTAACTATTTTCTTATCAGTATTGCACTCTAAAACAGTTGGCTCATTGAAAACAATATTTTTCTGTACAGCAACTTTCTCTAATGCCTTATGTAATAAAACATAAGTTCCATGACAGTTCCAACCGGCTTGGTCATGTGTCATACCAATATCTTTTAATACTGTTATAACATTTTGTGGTATATCACTTTTCATTTTCTTCCTTTCTTTTTTTCATTAATTCGCTACCAAAAATGTAGCCCTTTTTATAGTAAGCAGAACTTTTTTTGTTTTCGTACTGATCACTATCAAACATCGCATCTTCCACACCATCTTTAAAATGAGAAAGATAATTTGCTCTTTTCTTTTCTAATATATTATTCCCCATATCATTCATCAGAAATAAAGATTTCAGAAACATGGCTGTCGTGATGAGTTGTCTTTAAGAAATTTCTTTTAAAGGTTGTCTTCTTTATTCCACCTTTAACTTTCTCATAAGTTACTAACTCTTGAGATAATATGTTTCCTTTATTTTCCGGAAAAAAACTATCGTCTAAAATGTTGTTAATTTTGCACAAACCTTTTGTTGGCAGATAACATAAATCAATTCTATTACTCATAATTACATCCCAAAAATATTGTTGATAAATTTATTCCATTTCTTTCCTAGATAATAAAAAAATCTAATTAAGAAAAATCTTTTTATTGGCTTGCCTTTGTTGGTTGCTGAAATAATATGATCAGCAACTAAAGAAATATCTTTAGGCCTTGTACCGGATATTTTTCTTGGCCTCATTTTTACTCTCCCACTTTTAACTCCTTTCTTTTTTTTGCCACCACTTCGATCTTCAACTTGTT